CGAGGCGTTGGCCAGGGTCACGGAGAAAAGCCCGGTTGATGTGGGAACATTCCAAAACAATTGGCTGGTCAGCATTGGCGAGCCAGCGGATGCAACGACAACCATGTTTGGCGCGTTTGCAGCGCAGTCAGCCGGTGCACTGGCGTCCTATGCGGCAATGACGGGGTTCCCGGTGATCTATCTGCAAAACAACCTTCCATATGCCTTGCGGCTGGAAAACGGTTGGTCGAAGCAAGCGCCGTCCGGCGTAGTGGCAATGACTGTCGCCGAACTATCGGCGATTTGGTCTGGCATGGGGGATCGGTTGTGACCCTACAGCTTGAGCGCAGTGCGATTGAGACATACCTCGCCGCCAACTGGACGGCGACGCCGATCGGTTATGACGGGCAGGCTTTCACGCCGATCAACAACTCGGTGCTGCTTACCATCAAGTCCGGCGCGGTCATGCAGGGCAGCGTTGGCAGGATCGCAAACCGCATCGACAACATCGGGCTGGTGACGCTCACGATCTACACCGAGGGCGGCAAAGGGTCAGCGACGTGGCGCGGCTATGCCGAGACGATCATGGGCCTGTTTTTCGAGAAAACTCTGACAAGCGCGGGTATTGTCAGCGCATCGCCGTCAACCGCCTTTGTCCGTTTCAGCCCGCCAGAAATGGGTGATAACCGGCACCCCTATATCGGGGCTGATTTCCCTGATCCGCCCTTCCACTTGACCAATGTCATCGCGCCATTCGTCAGATATCAACTCGCATAGGAGCCTAAAATGACTGGCACTGCATCCTCACAAGTCCGCTCGGCCTATATCGCCGAGGTCACGCCGGGCACGATCCCGGCCACCCCGGCATTCACCACGCTGCATCGGCCAGCGATGCTTGTGGCAAAGCCGGATATCATCGAAGGTCGATCGCTGATCGCTGGCGGGGCACGGCTTGGCCAGGGTTTTGCTGGAATCCCGGTGACTGGAAGTCTGGAAAGCCCGCTGGTTTACGGCGTCTATGACGCGTTTTTTGCTTCGCTGCTTCAGGGCGCATGGGCAACCAATGTGTTGACAGACGCCAAGCAGGTGTCAACGGTCGCGGTCGAGAATACGATCCCGGCCGGGGTTGATGGCACGGCAACGATGCTGCGTTATCGCGGGGTTGAGGCGATTGGCGGAACATTGAACCTGACGGCCAAGGCTGCGGCGCAATTGTCGCTCAACTTGATCGGGCGGGGTTCGGACATTGGCACTACAACGGCAATCGTAGGGTCTACCTATGTTGATCCGACGGAATTCGATCCGCTATCGTCCGGCGCGGATGTTGGCACAATCACGATGGCGGGCTATACCCCGGACTGCATGCAATCGCTGGAAATTGCGTTCACCTTTGAAGGCCGCGACCCGCAAGAGCGCATCAGTTCGGATGATCTGTGTGGCGTCACGCGGGGTGACTTCCTGCCGGTGATGACGGCCAACATCTTTGTCGAGACGAACTTTCTCGCAATGTATAATGCGGCGCGGGCACGGCATGCAGCATTTGCGGTGACGGTGCCGCTAGGGTCAGTGACGACAGAAAAATACACTCTGGTTTTCCCGTCGTGTCACTTCGGCTCTACCGAAATTGATATGAGCGCCACCAACGTATTCCAGAAGGTCGAAATCCGACCGGAATACAGCACGTCGCTTGACTACGTGTTGGCGATTACGCGGGCGGTGGTGTGATGCGGATCGCTCGTAGAACATTCACCGGAACTGTCGATGGCGTAGTGCGGCGGTTCAGGCCGGGCGATCAAATCACCGAAGCTGAGGCCGAGGCGTTGGCGCTGGACAGCAAACCGGAACTCGCAGAAAAGGGAATGAAAGAAGATGGCGTTGAAACTGCAAAGCAGGGAAATTCCCCTCGTAAACTTTCGGCGCATTCTTCCCGCGTTTCTCGGCCCTGAAGGTGAGGAATGTTTTATCGAGGTAGACGCGCGCGCGGGCGGGGCGATCAACATCGCATATGTAGCCAGCGGTGAGGCGCTTATTCTTCGCGGCCAGGTAATGGATCGCAAGATGCAAAAAATCACGGATGAAGCGGCCTATGTCAAAGCTAACCACGACAATGTGACGAGTATCATCAAGGGCCGGTTTGGCGCGCTATACGATGCCTGCGTGATTGAATGGCGGTGCAACATTCTTGATGACGGGAAGCCGATTGTTTGTGACCGCGCCACATTTCTGGAATTGACCGAGGTTCGGGTGCCGGAAATTGCTGCGGCGATGACTGACCTGGAAACCGAGATTCTGGAAGCCGGAAAAGCCGTGGCCGAAAGTGACGAGGGACTGCTAAAAAACTGACGGCGGCGCTTGAGTGGTCACTCCGATTTTCAGCGGATGAGATCGCGTATCTGAAAGATCACCAAGCGCCGGTGTTGAACGAGGCGGTAATCCCGGAAAGCATGTTCCTGTGGCAGGCGTTCCACTATTTACGGACGTCACGGCCCGATGGTATCGCAGGAAGTGGCGCGATCCCGTTTGGGGCGATAGTGGATTATTGCACATGGGCAGGGATTACCTGCCCGGTTACGAAGACGCGGGTTGCGAAATTTGTCATCACGCTCGACAATGTGGAACGTGCGCTCACAGCGAAGAAAGAACAGGGGCGATAAATGGCTGGCCTGAGACTTTCAATTGACCCGACCGGCATGGTGTCGGGCGGTAAACAGGCCGAAAGCGCTCTTGACCGCGTAAAGCGTCACGCTTCCGATGCCGAGGCCGCGCTTGACAGGACCGGCACTAATGGCGGAAAGTCCATGGCGGCGCTCGGAACGTCCATGCGCGCGCTCGCTCGTATTGCCGGGGTAACGCTTGGGTCGTTGGCAGCCGGGTTTTCCCTCGGCAAGTTTATCAGCGCCACGTCAAAGGCCGATGCTGGTCAGGCGCAGTTGGCTGCGGCAATTCGGTCAACCGGCGGTGCGGCTGGGCAGACCATTACCAGCTTGAATGCCACAGCAGCAGCATTGCAAAGGACTACGAAGTTTGGCGATGAAACGACCAACGCCATGCAGGGCGTTTTGCTGACCTTCACCAACATCAAGGGCGATGCATTCACGCGCGCGACTGTGGTGGTGCAGGACCTGGCGACGGCGATGGGGATGGACCTCAAGTCAGCAGCGTTGCAGGTCGGTAAGGCGTTGAATGACCCGGTGCTTGGTGTCACGGCGTTGGCGCGCGCGGGCATCCAATTTTCCGCTGCGCAGAAAACTGCGATCAAGTCCATGGTTGAAGCCAATAACGTGGCCGGGGCGCAAAAGATCGTATTTGCTGAACTTGAGCGTCAATTCGGGGGGTCGGCAGAGGCGGCCCGCAATACGCTCGGCGGTGCACTTGCGGCACTCGGTAATGCGTGGGGCGATCTGTTCGAGATAGGCAATAAATCGTCTGACGGGCTGCGGAAGGCGGTTGAGAGTTTAATCAGCGCCATATCCGCGCCGCAATTTGTTGCGGCAATCCAGAGCATCGGCACCGGTATGTTTGCTGCATCGGAAGTCGCTGTCAAAGCGCTGGGCATCCTCGGGAACAACATCGGCGAGATTGCCAGCATCGCCGGGGCGTTCGCTGCGTTCTTCGCGGGCCGGTTTGTCTTTGCCATGGGCGCGGCGGCGCTGGGAATTGGCGGTGTTACGACGGGGCTGGTCGCACTCAAGGGCGCGCTACTGCGCACTGGGGTGGGGGCACTGATCGTCGGCGTTGGCGAGTTGGCGTATCGGTTGAACCTGTTCGACGGTGCGGCAGATAAAGCTGCATCGGCGCAGACCCGGATGAATGAGGCTCTTGGGCTTTACGCCCGAACCGCATCGCCTGATGCCAAGGCGGCTGCGATAGAGGCAACTAAAGCTTATATTGACGAGGCGAAGGCGAAACTAGCGAATGCCAGCGCGACACTGACGCAGATGCGGGCAGAGATACTGGCGCGGGAAAATATTGCCACCGGCGGCGAAAACCGCCCGGATATTCCGGGCGTCGGATCGCTGGAAATGCTTAAGTTGCAGACCGTTCGCGATCAGGTTGACGAGATCGCGGCGGGTATCAGGCTGGCCGTGGTGGAGATGGATCGACTGGCATCAGCCGACCCTGCGGCACCGCTGCGGGAAGCGGTCACAGAAGGACAGGCACTGGCTCAACTCAACATGGCAGCAGGGATTGACGCGGCTGGGGCTGCGGCAGTGCGGCTGGCTAACAATCTAGGGATCGCACTTTCAGCAGCGGTTAAAATCGCGGGATATGGTGCCTCGGGTGATTTGCTGGTGGCAAAAGTCAAGGCCGGGCTGGTGCCTGATGTGGCGATCGGGCGTGGGATACCCGGTGCTCCTACGGTCCTTCCGCGACCGCCTGCACCGTCGCCAATTGCCGTTTCCAGTGGTGGTGGTGGTGGTGCGGCATCGGCTGCATCATCCTATCAGACATTGTTGGCGAGCCTTGATCCGGTTGTGCGCGCCACCAATGAATTTGCGACCGCTCAAACAACCATCAACGCGGCACTGAAAGCGGGAGAAATCACTGCCACAGACGCTGCCCACGCCTATGATCTTGCCAAGGATCGCTTTGAGCAAGCAACCGCATCGGCGCAGGCTGGAAAGGGCATTTGGGATAGTTTTGCTACGGCGGGTGGCAGCGCGATTGATTCCTTGATTGCAGGCACCGGAAAACTGATTGATGTTCTGAAGGAAATGATCAAGGAAATTGTATTGGCGATCGTCAAACAAAACCTGCTGAAATCAGTGTCGGGCGGCGCTGCCGGTGACAGCGTGGGAACGCTGCTATTCAAGGGCCTGTTTGGCGGGCTGTTTCATGACGCTGGCGGCACAATCAGCACCGGGCAATCCGGGATCGTCGGTGAACGTGGTCCTGAGATTGTCAGCGCGACAAGCAGCGGCGCTGTAGTGACAAGCCGGGCGGCAACGTCGCAAATGGCGCGCGGCGGGCAAACGGTTGCGATCACCATTGACGCGCGCGGCGCTCAAATGGGCGTGGCGGAACAGATTGACAAGAAGCTGCGAGCGGTGATTCCACAGATCATCGGGCAGTCGGTTGGACAAGTCAAAGCGCAATGGAAATCAATCAACTCGCAATATGAGACCGACGGAGCTTTCGCATGACCTTCACTCCGGCCATTTACGATTGGCGCGTAAATTGTGCGCCAATTGATCAGGTCTTTCGGGCAGGGGCACTCCAGACGCCGGGCGGGGTGACACTTGGCGGTTATTTGGCGAGTAATCCAGAACCGGGCGGGCGCGCGGAGTTGGTCATGGAGTTTCAAAACTTTGCGACCAAAGAAGCAAACCTTGACGCATCCTGGACCATCAGCCGGGCTATGGCCGGGACCGTCTGGCGCGTTCGGCTTTATAAAAATGTGCAGCTTGTCGATGCCGCCGATTTGGTAGGGTCCGACGTCAATAGCGGTATCCCATGGAACAATGGCGAGCCGTGGGCGAATGGCGAGAATTGGGCGTTTGCACCGGCTGCGGCGGTGACATCATCCGCGGCGAAAGGTGCCATCAGTTTTACGGCTGATTTCAGCGTGCTTGGGCAGGTGCTAAATATCGGTCACGTGATTGGCTTTTATCTCGACGGCTACAGTTTTGCGCACAAAGTCATGGATATCTCCTACAGCGCCGCAAACATCGCGACAGTGGAAGTTATGCCGCCACTGCGGCGGGCCCTAACCGCGACCGACTACATGCTGTTTCGTCCATCAATGCTGGCAGTGGTGCAGGACGCCGCTAGCTTGATGGGCAATTTCCGGTCTGGCCGCAGCATGACTTTCGGCACGGCGAGATTTTTAGAGGCGCTGGTCTAATGGCATTTGCTGACGCTCTTCTTGCACTCACCGGGACGGCCACTGATAGTTTCGACATTGTGGCGACGGTGCGGAGGTGTTTCAAATATGACTTCGCGTCTGGCGCGGTGTATATCTGGGATGGTCAGGGCATCCTTACGACCGAGGATGGTCAGGAGTGGATTGGGACGATAGACGCCGATGGCGTCAACCATCATAATACACCAGCGGTGCGTGACCCGAGAGATGGCACATCGCCGCGATATGAATTCAGCATCCCCTATCTGGACGCCGCCACTTATGCGGCAATGAAAGCTGATCAGTCGGTTGCCGCCGGGCGAGACATTATCTGCTATCACGCTCTTTTTAATGCAAAAGAGGGCTTACTCCCACAGACCCCGATCAGATTTGCGTGGAAAATGACTATTCGCGGCGTCACATTTTCTGAGGCGGTTGAGGAAAATAGCGGGCAGTTCATTGCGTCCTATAATGTGACGGCGCTAGCGCGGTCGCTGGAATATGGCCGATCCAGAACACCGGCGGGGACGTTCACCGACACCGCGCAGAATGAGCGGGCGCGGGTGCTTGGAGTGGCCTCGGATAGTGGGTGCAGTTTCATGGCGCGCAATGCAAATCGCACATTCCTGATTGAGGGCACCTGATGGATTTGGCGCTGGTGGCAAAGACGATATCGTTGTGGCGGCGCTCGACATTCGTGTGGGGCCAGACTGATTGCGTCTTGGCGGTCTGCGACTACATCGCAGCGGCGACGGGGAGAG